AAATTATATAATATGAAAGTTTTAAGCATTGATATTGGAATCAAAAATTTAGCATTTGTCATATTAGAATTCGATAATTCGGATAAAAATAATATTATTTATGGTCCAAAAGATTTCAAAATAATAAAATGGGATGTAATAAATTTATGTAATAAAGTTATTACATGTTGCAAAGAACCCTGCATCAAGCAAGCTAATTTTCATAAGAATAATAATTATTATTGCAAAACTCATACTAAAAAAACAGATTATACTTTACCTATATGTAATATAAAAACTTTACATAAGCAAACTATTGCAGAACTCTCAATAATAGTTGAAGATTATCAATTAAAAATCGAGAAGCCTATAAATAAAACCTCTCTAATAAAAGTTATAGAGGAATATTTGAATAGCACTTGTTTTGAGGTGGTCGAGAATATAAATGCCAACAATATAAATTTAATAGATTTAGGGATAAGTTTGAAGAACGAGCTAAATGAGCTGTTTAATAATTATGATCTAGCAAGCATCGACCAAATCATTCTAGAAAATCAAATAAGCCCAATTGCAAATAGAATGAAAACTATTCAAGGTATGATAGCTCAATATTTTATTGATTGTAATAATCATAATATTATATTTATTTCTGCTACAAATAAACTGAAACCATTTATAACTAAAGATAAGTCTACAGAAAAAGATAAAAAAATTACATATAGCGAGAGAAAAAAATTAGGCATACATTATACAAAACATTTATTAGAAAGTAAAAACATGCTTACAGATCTCGAATTTTTTAATAAACATTCAAAAAAAGATGATCTAGCTGATTGTTTACTACAAGGAATATACTATTTAGACAATAATAAATTAGACAATAATAAATTAGACAATAATAAATTAGACAATAATAAATTAGACAATAATAAATTAGACAATAATAAATTAGATAATTAAAAATATAATATATATTATTGCGGAGTATTTAAAAATTAATCTTCTATTTAAAACATAATAGATTACATGAATATTGTTGAAATAGAGCCTGAAATTTTGGATATTGATGATATTAAATTACCAGAATTCAAAATTAACGATAGCAACTATGATACGGGCAATGATGAAATAATATCAACAAAAAGATCTGCTAATTTTGGAGGCGGTATAGAATTATTGATGAACGAGAAAAATAAGAATGATAAAAAATCATCCACTTCTATAGACATTGAAGATATTACAAACTTAGAGAACGAACTAAATGACTTAGCTGATTCTTCGAACTTTACATCGAATCCACCACAAAATACTGATAAAAGCAGTTCTGATAATAACAGCACAAATAAAGAAATAAAATATAAGCAAGATAGTGTAGGACAAAAAAAATCTATATTTGGAGATCTCTTTGGTGGGTCTAAAAATGACGGCTCAAATATTAAACCTGTTACAAAGAATAATGAAGCAGATGAAATAAACTTAGGAAAATCTACAGCAAATATGAATGAAAGTAAGACATGGGATGGTTTCGGTAAATTTAATAATATTCCTGTAAATTTGGAGAAAACACAGCAAAAACCGGAGTTAACAAAAGAGGAAGAATTAAAAGAAAAATTCAAATATATGCGAAAGCTAGATGAGCTAGAAAAGAAAGGTGTAACGTTAAGTAAACGTTATAATATGGATTCTAATTTAAATGAAATGATAGGTGAATATGAGACAATTATTGCGGAGAAAGAAAAATCTAATGCTGTTAAATTTCAAGGCAAAATGATGATGGCTTGTATTACCGGTTTAGAGTTTTTAAATACTAAATTTGATCCTTTTGATATTAAACTAGATGGCTGGGGAGAGCAAATAAATGAGAACATTGAAGAATATGATGAAATATTTGCTGAATTACATGAGAAATATAAATCAAAAGCTAAAATGTCTCCTGAATTAAAATTATTATTTCAGCTAGGTGGTTCTGCATTAATGGTGCATATGTCAAATACATTATTCAAATCATCTATGCCTGGTATGGATGATATTATGCGACAAAATCCCGAACTAATGAGGCAATTTACACAAGCAGCGGTTAACACTATGGGCCAATCAAAGCCCGGATTAGGTGGGTTTATGAATGGATTATTTAATAATAGCAACAATAATGGTTATAATCCTGGATTCGGAGCTTCTATGCCTCCTAATGTAAATTCTGGGCCACCACCACCGCCATTTGAAAGTAAATTACCAGAACGTAGCCAAAGAATGCCTAACATTATAAATCGCCCCGATATAATGTCTGCACGTGGTATTGATATAAATAATAATGAAGGTAATATTATGGATGAAGAACGGATCAAGCGCCCTGAAATGAGAGGGCCTTCCATTGCACCGCCTTCTAATCAAAATTTTGCTTCGTTATTGAGTGGATTAAAGACTAAGCAACTCGATGTAAATGAAAGTAAAAATAATGAATCGAGCACAATTAGTATTGAAGACTTAAAAGATTTAATGGGTGGTAAAATACCCACAAAATCGAAACGCAAGCAAAAGAGCGACAAAAATATTGTAAGCTTGGATATTTAATAATTATATAAATATTTATTTAATCACATATATAATTTTATATATGTTATTAATATGCTTTTCTTAGTTTTTATTAATTTTCCTAGTTTTCCTAGTTTTCCTAGTTTTCCTAGTTTTCCTAGTTTTCCTTCCTTTCCTTCCTTTCCTTCCTTTCCTTCCTTTCCTTGTATGAGAATCTTGCCTTATATAAAGTTTATTCATATATGATTTTGTAATGCGAAGACCACCAACACCAACCTGTAGTGTGCTAGATCTGCTATATACTGATTCTCTTGCTGCTAAAGCACTAGTTATTAATTTATTATATTCGTCTATATCTGCTTCAGTAAGGTTAAATAAATAATTATAGCCTTCATCTTCAAATTTAGCCGGATCTTTATCAGGCGAATCTTTAAGAAGGTATTTAGTAGCATCTTCAAGAACATAATCAAACATTGATCTATTAAAAATATTTTCAGGTAGTAACGTGTTATCATGGTATGTGCAAAGTGATAAAACAGCCTCAACATGTCTTCCTTCTTTTACCTTAGTTTCAATAAAATCTGTTAATGCAATGTTACCTTGTTCACCGGCAGTATAAGCTTGAGTATAAATTTCCCTCCATAGAATATTTATCGAATTAGTAGTTTCTTTTATTGAAGGTTCAAACACATCTAATTTATCAAACATTATTGATCTCCCAAAATCAAAAACGCGCGGATATATATTAAGCATTCCTCCATCTATTTCTTTGAACGTAATATATATATTACCAGTTGTAAGATCTCCATGATGTATGTTTTTTTTAGCCAATAATATTGATACTAAATACCCATAAAACTTTTTCATTTGACTATAATCTGTAAATTTTATATGTGATCCATATAGAATATGATCTAGAGATAGTCGTCGTTCACGTAAAAATCCAAAAAGAGTATAACCTTCCATCATTTCCATGACAATAAATTGCTCAGTTCTAGGTCCGGAGTATTTTTCGCGGTATGTTTCATAAAAAGCATCTATGTTTTCTTTAATTGTTGATCTTTCGTATGCTGCATATAGTGTGCCATAAAAAACACTTTTTGCTGGTTCTCTAACATATTCAGAATAACAAAATAGTGGACATATTGGTTTCATATCTCTCGTTCTATTGACATGAAGTACGGAACCAACTTTTTTATGGATATTAACTTCATTATCGAATGTCGTTATATCCAAAACAAATGTGTGTTTTATTATTAATTCTGTTATTGGAGTAGTTTCTCTAGATATAGGATCTAATCTACACAGGCTTTTATTGGGAGTAAATGTTACTTTAATTATAAGTGTAAAATTATTAGTTTGTGTATATATTATTTCCACTTTTGTTCCCTCATGTGATAATATATCTAATATTACGTTTTTAATATCAAAGTCTACCGTTAAAACAATAGGATGAACCAACATACTCATAATATACTTATAATATAGTTATAATAATAAAAATAATTATAATTATATATATTTAATATTTATTAATATGGCGTTTACTTGTGATTTTTGTAATAAAAATATTTCAAAATATTCTGCATTATACTTTGGGTTTGATTGTGTGTGTTGCTCTAATCATTGTCGATTACAGATTATTGAAATAAATTTAAATATTGATCCAAAGATGAATAATCCACATAATTGGTTTATACATAAATTAAGAGCGGAAAGAACAAAACATCATTCTATGCTAAAAAATAAATCGCTTTGTGATATAGTAGCACAAATAGCAATAACAAATTAAATCTATTCAACTTCTAAATCTGTATTTCTTAATTCATTATTTGAAGATTCATCACGAACTAATGATACATATGGTTTCTTGATATTTAATTTAAGTATTCCTCTATGCATCTTTTGTTTATACGATAAGCAATCATATGGAACTTTCATATAAATTGTTGTTTTATCTTTTGTTACTGCAATTGTATACATAAGCACCATTTATAATATAATAATTTATTATATTATAAATTTAAATCATTTTAATATATTTATGTAATAATATATTAAAATAATACTATTATTAAATAATAATGGCTAATAGATACCCTATTAATAGAGATTATAGTAATTTAAAAACATTTGTTATTAATTTGGATGATTATAATAGTAATTATAATAATCAATTACCGCATTTATTAAATATTGGATTACAAGTAGAGAGATTTAGTGGAGTAAATGCATTAAAAAACGAACATATAAAACCTGAATATCAACAATTTATTTCAAGCTATGCTAAAAACTTTGCTCCAAAATCTGTCATAGGTGCTGTTTTAACTCATATATTATGTTGTAAGCATATAAAATATAATTATAGTGGGGAAACAAATGATCAAGTGCAGTTTTTTCTTATAATGGAAGATGATGCTTATCCATTATATAATAGTGAAGAATTTTATGAGCGTCTTAATAAATCATTATATGAAATCAATTTACTAGATAGTAATTGGGATATTATACAATTACATAGTGATGCTTTATTTCCAACAAAAGATACATATAATGCACATTTAGCTTGTGGAAGCGCCGCTGCTTATTTAATATCGATCAATGGTATTAATAAAACATTAAATTGTAAAATATACGGGTTTATAGAATTTAATCAACATAGTTTTATTAATTGCAATAAATATAGAACAAAAGAAAATTTATTTTATACAAATGAAAAAACTAGTCTAAATAGAGGACAAGGCAAAAGCAAACTAAATTATAAATATTATACTTTATTATTAAAATCTAACTTTTGTGAATTAATAAATTATTATACACATATTATTCCATTACGAGGGGAAAAGACTTATCAACATATTTTAGAGTTTAAATTATTAAAAGAACCATTATTTGAGAAAGAATTTACTGTAAGTGAGTTAATAGATTATTTTTTTATACTTATAATATTAGGTAAATTTTTTACAAAACACTAATTACCTTTTATTTTGATTCTTAGCATAATATATTAAAATAATAATATAT